TATCTACTAAATACGACATGTTAAATGGTCAACCAATAAGAGACTGGGATTTTCCTACTCGTATGTTTAATATGTTTAGTCCTTTCTATATAAACCTAGATCAGGGTGAAGGTAGAAAACTTTTATTTAATAGTGGTTATGACATGAGTTTGTCTGTATTCTCATCACCTGATGGAATTAGTCTTAAAGATTCTCCACGTCTTAGATCTAAATTTATGAAAGCTATTGGAGATCAAAACCTTGAAGCTAAATTTAATAAACTTGCTAAAAATCCAAAGATTATAAATTCAATAAATCAAATGCAAGCTGATTTACGAGCTGGCAGAAAAGAGATAGATCCTAGAAAAGCATACGTACATACAAAAATTATTCATACATTATTTATGGATGCTAGACGTAAGGCATGGGCTCAAGTACAAAATGATCCTGAAGCTTTACAGCTATATCAAGAAGATAAGCGTATAAATATGCAGAATGTTCAAACTTTGAATTTAACTCAAGATTTTAAAGATCAGGACAAGATTAATAACGCCCAGAATTTATTACTACCGTACAGATAAATGGCACAAAAAATACATACAACCACAACTGGCGATGTTTCAGGTAATACTCTTGGTTATACATTTGACTTTCCTTCTTTAGCTCAAGACGATATCAGAGTTAGTGTCGCTGGTGTTTTAAAAACATTAACAACTGACTATACAATTGGTCAGTGGTCAGCAACAGGTAGCACTTCAAACTTTATTCAATTTGTTAACAGTACTAAAAGAGGTACTGGTAATGTACGAATATTTAGAGAAACACCTAAAACAGCACCTAAAGCTAGTTTTACAAGTGGTTCAGCTATTAAGGCTGATGATTTAAACAATAATCAAAAACAAGCAATATATGTAGCTGAAGAGTTTGAAGATGACATGACAAACTTGGCAGCTAACGATACATCAGGATTTTCTATTAATGGATCTAATATTGCTGATAACTCTATAACAAGTACTAAGATTGCTGGATTAAACGTAGAAGAAAGTGATATAGCTAATGATGCGGTTACTGCTAATAAATTAAAATCAAGTACTTCAACAGATAGTGTTAGGGCTGTTACAACCAATCATATACGTGATGGTGCAGTGACTGATGCAAAGATTGCTGGTGTGGCTGGATCAAAAGTGACTCCAGATTTTGGTAGTCAGACTATAACTACAACTGGACACACAAATATAGGTTCATTAACTGTAGGTAGTACTAGCCCAGTAATTGTATTAAATGACAGTAATCATAGTCCTGATTACAGACTAAATGTTGAAACTGGAAAATTTAAGATTCAAGATACATTTAATAGCAATGCAGATAGATTAGTAATTTCAGAAACAAATACTAGAATAACTAATAATCTTGATGCTGAAGCTGGATTAGACGTAACCGGTACTTGTACAGCTACAACCTTTAGTGGATCTGGAGCTTCTCTTACAAACCTACCTTCAAGTGCTTTATCAGGTGCTTTACCCGCTATAGATGGATCAGCATTATTAGGAATAACTTCGTCTATAAAAAGAGTTAAAGTAGTCAGTAATGCAAATGAAGTAAATTTTGGAAACACTTCAGCATATAATGACCACCTTACTATAACTTTTGGTGATGTTGCTAGTACTTCTAAGTTTTTAGTATTAGCTATTTATCAAATTAAAAACGAAAATGATAGTAGTAGTAGCAGGACCTATGCAAAAATAGATAATACCGGTGGTAGTTTTCTAATTAATCGCGAAAATTCAACTAATTTAAATGTCTATGTACAATTTAATCATTGGGAATTTGATACTGCTAGTAATACAACCAATAGAACATATACATTAAAAGTAAAATCCAGCAGTAGTCATAGTTCAAGTAACCCATTCGTACAAAACGCTTTACTTCTAGGAATAGAATTTACACCCTCTTAATAAATAAACAAAACATACAATGGCATACAAAACATTTGACGGAACATCACAGGTGTTTTCCGTTAGCAATTCCTTTACAAGTCCTACACAAGTAATTGAAGGACTATCTATACCAGAGCACGATCATGTTGCACTGGCATATACCGGAGCAGATAATGCGGGTTCCGAAGACCCTAATACCATTACTTACAAAATGGGTGGAAGTAGTGGTACAACAGTTGCAACTTTAACACTTACATATGCAGCAGTTGGACGAATAGCAACAATAACAAGAGCATAAATTATGGGACTTAAATTTAATCCTTTAACGGGAAATCTTGAAACAAAACCCCTTGTTAGTCACCTTTACCATCAGGGTACTGAAAAGGTTTTTGCAACATCTGCTGGATTTAGAACTACTGGAGAAGGTGAGTTTGATGGTGGTATTAGATTAACTGATACAAGAAGAATAAAGTTTGGAGATAATGCAGACTTTGAAATTTATCACAACGGAACCAACAATTATCTTGACAGCAGTAATGGTCATATATATCTTAGACTCAAAGATACAGGTGGCAATCAAGAAAATGCTATTAAATGCACACAGAATGGAAATGTAGAAATTTCATTTGATGGAACTAAAAAACTTGAAACTCTAGGCGGGGGAGTTGATGTAACTGGTTATTTAGATACAAGTGATGGTGGTACTTTTACAGCTAGTGGTGCTTATGGAATATCAATCCATAATACTAATAATCCATCAATGGGTCACTTGTTTATCTATGGTGATAATGGATTAATTCGTTTCCGTAATAATTCTAATACTTATACAGCAGTAATAGCCTGTTCTTACATAATCAAGAAGCTGGAACAGATTTAGGTATAATTGCAGATGGAGCTAAACTTGGTGATAACAAGAAATTTATTGCTGGAAATGACAGTGATTTATCCATTTATCATACGGGAACTGACAGCAGGATGATTAATGCTGGCTCTGACTTGTTGATGTATACAACAGGAAGTCATCAAGTTAAAATTCAATCTAATAGTCTAGACTCTGTTGTATGTGTTCCTAATGAATCTACCAAACTATATTTTGATGGTCAAGAAAAATTAAAAACGAGAGGCGATGGTGCTCAAGTCTATGGAACTTTAACGGCATCTGGTCTTACTTCTGCTGGTGGTTTAACAACAGAAGGTGGATATATCAATCTTCAAGGTAGCGAGACCAGAAAAATACTATTACAAGGTGTAGATGGAAACTTTATTCAGTATCGTAATGCTTCTGGAGTATTTGCTGCAAATTTAACATCAGTTGGAAATGGTGATACTTTCAGAATACAGAATGAAAAAAGCGGTGGAAATATATTTTTGGATTCTACTAGATTAGAAATTAATGCTTCTCAGATAGACTTTAATAACTTACCTACATCTGACCCTGCTGTATCAGGAAGACTATGGAATGACTCAGGTACGGTAAAAATAAGTGCAGGCTAATTAACAAAAATACAATTTAAAACAAAGATTATGACAACAACTATTAAATGGGAAGTTAACACAATGGAGCGTGACATCTCTGATGGCTATGTAAGCAAAGTTATCTATCGTGTAAAAGGAATAGATGACTCTGAAGAAAAATCAAGAGAAACTGGAGAAGTAAACTTTACTAAACCTAGTTCTCTACCTTCTGATTTTGTAGCTTATGACAAACTAACAGAAGCAATAGTTCTTGGATGGGTAACAACTACACTGGGCACTGATAAAGTATCAAGTATTGAAACAAAGATAAAGGCAGACATTGCTTTAATTAATACACCTGTTACAGCAGTTGGCAAACCTTGGAGTTAGGTGAAGCAATCCACCTTCCTACTTTAGCTTTACCACCCGCCCAACAATATCCAACACCAGCTTTAGATCTACCTACAGCAGATATTCCATCCTACAAACCTTTAGTTGTACCTCCTAGTGATTTACGTAAACCTAAAGAGACTAAATCTAAAACAAAAGAAAAAACTGAACAACCGCCACCTACTCCAAAAATTGATATACCTTACTTTAACTTTGAAGTACCACTTCCTACAACAGAGGTGGTTATGGCTGCAACCTATGCAGCTGTAAGTGCTGTTGCAGTAACAACTTTTGCACAACCTTTTTTTAATACGATTAAGAAAAAACTACAGAAATTAATACAAGGAAAAGTAGATAAATGGAAACAAAACCGCCAGAAAAAAAAGGACTCCTTACCAAATTAAAAGAGAACGTAGATGACCATGAAGAACAGATGGCAATACTTGGTGCTGCCGTGCGTTTGGGTGTTGTCATATGGAGCGGATTTATTATCACTCTTAATTATGTTGAGTTACCAATGGTAAAAAAATCCAACACATCTGCCGATATCACTTTCGTAGCCTCAATTTTTACGGGGGCACTAGCCACTTTTGGATTGTCTACGGGCAATGGTAAGAAGAATGGAAACGGAAACGGAACAAACACAACTAAACCAAAAACATGAAGAAATGGATTCTTCTCTTAGCTCTGTTGTCACCCGCAGCAGCGAGAGCAAACACAGTAACCCCTCAATTCACTCAGGGGTCTATGAACTCAACGACAACAACTACTCAAGTAGTACAAGAAGTCAAACAGACTCAGGTCTTTGGAGCCGAAGTAAACAGCTGGTCAGGATCAAATGTAACTCCTTCTGGAGATATTGCAGACGCAGCTACAACCTTCTCAGTAACAGATCCAACAGCAGATTGGCTTTTAGAAACAACATCAAGAGCAGCAGGATTAGTAGAACAAATAGACGCAACAACAGATTGGACTATAAACACTACTGTTACCTCGCTCTCTGTCTTCTCACAATAACACCTGTTTTAGCAGAGGAACCTGAAGTTAATAACACCTCCAACCCGGTAGCAGCAGCCACCGGAAACGTTACGAATCAAGCTGTACAATTTCAAAATAATGGTGCAGCTTCTCGTCAACAGTACGCTCCCGGAGTGGCTTGTAACGGTAGCACGATGACGTTCTCGCCGTTCTATATGGGCAATCATACAAACCCATATTCTGAAAAAGAGGATATAGAAGGTTTACATCCATCCAGCTACCAGCTTAATGAGAACTGGGGTTTTCAAATTAACTTTATGGTTCCGCTAGATAAAAGTGGATATAAGCAATGTAAAGAAATTGCGAAGAGACAAGAAGAAAAATTAAGGCTCGATTATGAGCTTGTTCGCGCATTGAAATGTGCAGAACTACAACAAAAGGGTTTCACCCTAAGACCGGGAAGCCGTGTCGAACATATGTGTCACGACATAGTCCCTATTCAATCATTATTACCAAAAGAAAATGTTAGCACTACTAAAACCAATCGTTTTAACCTTTTTAAAAAGCCCTAAATTTAAAGTTTTTGGGGTTGAAAAATTAGTTGAGCAGACTGATAACCAGCTTGATAATAAAGCACTAGAAATAGTTAAAAAAGGTTTGGACATTAAATAATGGCTGCCAATAATATTTTAAAGATTAAAACTACAAGATTTCCAAAATATGTTCATGACCTTGATCCTGAAAGATATAAGGAAATGAAAAACAGAATCTTAAAGATAGATAAAGCTGAAAAGAAAAAGAAAAAGAAAAAAAGAAAAGCATAATGACAAAAAATGTATCTCTAAAAATAGGAGTACATAAAAGTAGATCTGGTGGACTGACTAAAAAAGGTAGAGAAAAAATTAACAGAGAAACTGGTTCTAATCTTAAAGCTCCACAATCAGAAGGTGGTCCTCGCAAGACATCATTCTGCGCTCGTATGTCTGGTGTTAAAGGACCAATGAAAAAAAATGGCAAGCCTACTCGTAAGGCTTTAGCTCTAAGTAAATGGAAATGTTAATCAATGGCACACAAAGGAAAAGGCTCCTGTGGGGGTATGAAAAAAGGCAAAGGTGGTAAACGCTAATGGCTAAACAAGGTTTATACGCAAATATCAACAAGCGTAAAAAAGCTGGTACTAGCAGACCGAAGTCTAAAAGTACTATTACACCTAAAGCTTACGCAAATATGAAAGCTGGATTTCCTAAGAAAAAAGGCAAATAGTAAGGGTACAAACATACCCAGACAAAATTACAAGCCCCTTACAGGCGATTCTGGAGGGGCATTTTTTATGAAAATCAATGAAAAAGGCAACTGAAGAGCAATTTAACGAACTCCACCAGTTAGTCACAGAAGAATTTTTAAAAAGAGTTAAAAGCGGAGAAGCTACTACTCAAGACTTAAAAGCAGCCTGTGATTGGCTGAAGTCAAACGATATATCCGGTGTTGCATATGATGGCAACCCATTATCAAAGCTGGCAAATGTATTACCAGAAATAGATCCAGAGTTAGTAAAAAGAAGACTTTATGCAAAACAAAGGAGCTAAGTACGCAAACGGTAACTACAAAGCTCAACAAAAAGCGTACAACAAAACAAAAAAAGGATTAAAACTACGTGTCAATGCAAACAAACTTAATCGGAAACTCGGTACCTATGGAAATCGAGATGGGAAAGACGCTGCTCACTATAAGGGGAGTACGACCAAAGGCAGACTCCAAAGTCCATCACAAAACCGAAGAAGCAGACTCAAGATACGTAAATGACCCCTCTACTACCTAGTCCAAAACATTACTTACACAACTTAATAACCATGACAAGTTCAGATTCTAAAAGGCTCTGGAGAAGAGCTATTAAAGAGCACTTCAAATGTACATGTGTTTATTGCGGAGAAACTTATGATTTTAATCAACTTACACTCGATCATGTCCAACCTCGTTCAAAAGGTGGTCAAGATCTTACGACCAATGTCGTATGCGCCTGTCAGAAATGTAATCAAGACAAAGGTAGTAGAAACTGGCTCCATTGGATGAGAGCCAAATTTGGACACGATCCACATAGAGAAAAAACAATAAGCGATCACATCGCTGCATAAATAATTACCGCCCCGCAAGGGGCTTTTTTAATGCTTATTTTTAATTTACCTACAAACAAAGCTGATTTAGCAAAAACAAAAGAATTACATATCAAAATTAGAGCTACCGAAAAACAAGTTCCATATTTTAAAGACAGTGAAGGAAGACTTTTTTACTGGGATAATAAAGGAAAAGGTAATTATTCACTTAAAAACTTAGGTGATAAATATGCTGAAAATGCTGCCTATAGATCAAGAAAACTAGCTGCTACCGCTACTCTGGCTGATTATGAAAAAGCTTGGGGTAAATTAGGTAAAGAAATGATGGCTATTGAGAAACGTACTGTTCGAGATATTTATAGAAATAACAAACTTGGACAAGACGTAGATCATATACAAAGTTTAAAAGCTGGTGGTGTCCATCACAGTAATAATCTTAGATCTATTAGTGCTTCAGAAAATAGAGCTAGAGGTAGTCAAGATATAGGTTCTAAAGCTAAGACTAATCTTATGATTGGTGATACTCCTATGGATACTATAAAACTACAGGGACCTAAACCAACAGCTGAAATTGTCCAGAAAATTTTAGGCAAAGAAAATGTTTTAACTGGAAAAAATAAAGCTATTAGATTAAGACAAGTAAACAGATATTCAGGAATAATGGACATGATTGAATCTAATGTTGATTTAGATAGAACTCGAACATTATCTGACACTATGAATATAGGAAGGGATAGCTTACATCACAGCCCATTCGCACCGCCTATATACAAGCCTTAAAAGCAATCTATACACATTCGTATGAATGATACCTTAACAGCCCTTCAGGGCGATTTTAAGCTGTTCCTACAGGCATTGTGGGACCAGCTTGACCTACCTTCTCCAACAAGAGCACAATATGCCATCGCAGACTACTTACAATCCGGACCCAAGAGACTCCAGATTCAAGCCTTTCGAGGTGTTGGTAAATCTTGGATTACTGGTGCTTTTGTGTTATGGACCCTTTTTAAAGATCCGGAGAAAAAAATAATGATAATTTCTGCCTCTAAGGAAAGAGCAGACAACATGAGCATCTTTTTACAGAAGCTAATTATCGAAACACCATGGCTAAAGCATCTAAGACCTAAGTCTGATGATGCCAGATGGTCACGTATATCCTTTGATGTTTTATGTTCACCCCACCAAGCACCCTCAGTAAAGTCAGTCGGTATAACAGGACAGATGACCGGAAGTCGTGCAGACCTAATGATTCTGGACGATATAGAAGTCCCTGGAAACAGTATGACGGAGTTGATGCGTGAAAAACTTCTTCAACTCTGTACTGAAGCCGAATCCATCCTTACGCCGAAAGACGATAGCCGTATTATGTATCTCGGGACTCCTCAGACTACTTTTACTGTTTATCGTAAGCTGGCAGAGCGGAATTATAGACCATTTATCTGGCCGGCAAGATATCCCAAAGACATCACACCCTACGAAGGATTAATAGCACCTCAATTACAAGAAGATATAGACAATGGCGCAGAATCAGGAGAAGCAACAGACCCTGACAGGTTTGATGACGATGACCTCCTACAAAGACAATCATCCATGGGACGTAGTAACTTCATGCTTCAGTTCATGTTGGATACATCTCTCAGTGATGCTGAGAAGTTTCCACTTAAGATGGCTGACTTGGTTGTTACCAGTGTTAATCCTACTGAAGGACCCGATAATGTCATATGGTGCTCCGATCCACGCAATATCCTCAAAGATCTGCCAACAGTTGGACTACCAGGAGATTACTTCTACTCACCCATGCAATTACAGGGAGAGTGGACTCCGTATTCGGAAACGATCTGCTCAGTCGACCCCAGTGGACGAGGATCAGACGAAACAGCAGCCTGTTATATCTCCCAGAAGAACGGCTTTCTATACCTACATGAGGTGCGAGCCTACAGGGATGGGTATTCAGATTCGACCCTGCTCGATATTTTAAAAGGCTGTAAAAAATACAACGCAACCACATTAGTGGTAGAGACAAACTTTGGAGACGGAATAGTAAGTGAACTATTTAAAAAACATATTCAACAAACAAAACAGAGAATATTTATTGATGAGGTCAGAGCGAATGTTCGGAAAGAAGACAGGATCATTGATGCGCTTGAACCTGTTCTTAACCAGCATCGTCTTATTGTTGACCGTGGGGTTATTGAGTGGGATTACAGCTCGAACCAAGACAGTGCACCTGAAAGTAGGCTCCTCTATATGCTCTTTTACCAGATGAGCAGAATGTGTAGAGAAAAATATGCTGTAAAACATGATGACAGATTAGACTGTCTAGCCCAAGGGGTTAAATACTTTACAGATGCTCTATCAATCTCTGCACAAGAACAGATCAACCTA